GTGGGGTTGTTGGTATCCACCGCCGCCGCGGTGCCGGCGTGGGCGCAGCCGCTGGGCGAGTCGGCCGAGCCGGCCCTGGGCGCCTCTCCTGTCCTGTACGTCGAGCACAGCCGGCCAGGCGAGTCCATGGACGACTTCGTGCGCCGGATCGCGGTCCACGCCGAGCGCGTGGCGAATGGCAAGAACAGGGAGGTCTGCGGGCTCGTGGAGCGCGCGGAGGGCGGCCTGAGGATCCAGATGCGGCTGGGGGACGGCAACACCCACTGCCAGCTCGCCGGCGAGGAGCCGATGGTGACGTTCCACGTCCACCTGGACTTCGGCGGTGGCCAGTTCAGCCCGCGCGACTATGACCAGCCCGGCTACATGACCCGCCGGGGCCGTCTCTGCTACCAGGAAGGGCGCGGGCGCGAGGCCCTGGTCACCCGCTACGGCCGCAGGGGCGGCTCGGTGTGCGCGGACAGCGGGCTGGCCAGGGCGCCGCAGTGATTGGCCTCAGCGGCTGATCTGGGCGGTGTACCGTGCCGGCCGCCCTGCCCCCGCCCACTGCCTGACGGCGGCGGCCACCAGCGGCTTAGCGTCCAAGGCGTCCAGGGCGAAAGCGCGCGGGTAGACGTAGTAGTCGATCCAGCCGAACTCCTGCGCCGGCTCGATGAGGCACGACAGGTGCAGCAGGAAGTCCTCCCCGTCATCCGAGTCCGGCGGCAGGCCGAGCTCACGCTCTACCTCATCGGCCAGGTGATCAGCTGCGGTGCGCATGGTCTCCACCACGGCGAGGCCATGGTCGCGGAGATCGGCGGCAAGCTGGGCGGCGGCTGGGGAGCCGAAGTAGATCGGGACGGCGGTCTGCATCGCGGTGTCCTGGATGGGTTCAGGACGATGGTGCGCCGGCCGGTTCTCTGGGGCTGCGACGCCGGTCCGGGATAGCGGAATCCCGCTATCGACCTGCATCACCTGCACTTTTTCGCTGGACCTGCAGGTTTGCGGTGGGCCTGCATCACCGACGGTGCCCCGGCGGTGAGCGGGCTGCTGGGTCTTATCGATCTTACCCAATCTTATCGGCCCCCCGATAAACCCGGTAAGGTGCGCGGCGCGGCGGCGCGCAACGATCCCACCATGCCGAAACGGGGATTCCCGTCTCGATGTAAATCAACCACTTGGAAGCAGGACACGCCGGCGCGGATGCTTGAAAGCCTGCGCGGGCGCGCCGCCGGAGGGGTGGCCTGTTGAAGGGGTCGAACAGCACCCCAAACCCTTACGCCACAAGGCTTTCGGGGTGGCCACCTGGGATCTGAGCAGCAGCCATGCGCCGGAACCTGGCCGCCTCGTTGCGCAGCCTGACCGCGCCGTCTCTGAGCCGCTGACGGGCGCGCCAGTCCGCTGCCGGGGCGTCGAGGAGGGCGCGGGCCTGCTCCTCCAGCTCACGCGCCCTGCGGGCGGCCCATGCTGCTTTTCCTGGGATCTTGGTCATGGGGACATGGTGCGCCGCGCCAGTCGCCTGGGCTGCGACTTCACCGAAGCGCTGCAAGCGCGGTCGTCGTGTTCTCCAGAGCGGACAGACGTTCGTGGATCGAATGAATGTCGGCCCAGGTCGCAAGGGCCGCATCCGGCACAAACGCGGATGGCATGTCGCCGGTGTCGGTGAACAGATAAGCCCAGGCGCCATCGATCGAGAACTGCCCGACGTAGTTCAGCGCTTGGTCCGGGATCGGCTCGGCGCCACCGCGCACGATGAAGAAACTGCGCTTTGCGGTGCGCGGCGCGGCGCCCTCCTGGTCAACTACGACCTGCAGCTGGTCGTCGTGGATCGACAGGCCCAGTATGGTGGTCGCGACCGACATTTCGATGGTCTGCTCGGGGACGATGGCGAGGTTGTACTTTGCGATGACTCGGGACATTGGGATCTCACTTGAGGAAAGGTGATGGGATGGTTGGCGGCCTCTGCTCAGAGGCCGGTGACGTCTACGACGTAATAGAGGTGAGCGCTGATATACGGCGAAGCATCGACCGGAGCGGATGTTCCGAACCGAGTAATCGCGCTGTTGTTGCTCACCACACTGGTTTGAAGTCCTGACACCTTCGCGTAGCCTCGGAACACGTAGCGATACCAGTCCGTGTTACCGCCGGCGCCCTGGTTCACGTCGCGGAAGCTGTAGCCGACCTGGCGGATGAGGACGGCGTAGCTCCTGCCGGATGGCCAGCCCTGAGCGTTGTTCTCGCCGCCGCTGGTGTCGGGGTTGCCTCCGCCGGACCCCACGATCTTCAAGTAGCCGGCCGACCCATCGAACGTGACCTGGCCGGCTGCATCATTCAACTTGATCCCGCCGGGGTTCCCGGCCTGAGGGCGGCTGTACACGTAAACAGTCGCGGTGCCACCGCTGCCGGGAAAAACTGTGGTCTTGATCGTCGCCGAGCCGCTACCGTATGACGTGATTACGACATAAGCGCCGGTGGAGCACGCGACTGCAACCGCCGGTATCCCCGGTAGATTGTTGATGGTGCGCGTGTCTTCGCCGGTCACCGTGTACTTCGCGAACAGCTTCAATTGCGGTACGTCGGCATCGATCTGCAGTAGGCCTGCGTCTGTGCGCGCTTTCAGACCCGTGACCATCAGTACGCTCCGAACACCAGGGTCGCCGCTTGCGTGCTGCTGGCACCGCTGGGAATGCCCCAGCTGATCGTTTGTCCGCTGATCGTCACCCTCGGGGCAGGCGCCCCACCTGGAGCTCCTGGGTCAGCTGTACCGATAAGGCTCAGCTGATACCACGGCGTGCCCTCTGGACACGACACCAAGCCCGAGGAGTTAGCCGCGATGCTTTGATAACCCACCACGCGCGGGATCCGATCTGTGACATTGGTGGTCTGCTGTCCGGCCGCATCCCAGCACTTGAGACCGGTGGCCATCAGATATTGATTCCCATAGCAGTGCGCAGCACCCCGTTGCCGTCGTAGACGCGCCAGTTCCCGTTCGAGAACTCGGTGCGCGCGCCGCCATTCGGCGCGAGGAAGCGCACGGTGTCGGAGAGAATGTCGAAAGTGCTAGTGGTCCCGTTGTTGAGGCTGGTGACTCCGGACACGTAACCATTGACGTTCAAGGCAAGGGTGAAGCTCGCCGCCTGCGCCGTGGCGGTGAGCGCCAGCATGGCCTCGCTACTGTAGGCGGTTGCCGGTCCCGACCCGGACTCGACCTTGACTTTACGCACGGCAAGGGCTTGGCATCCAGTAACGCCTTCCCACACGAAACGAACGCGTGCAGCCACAGCGCCGGCCGGTGCAGTCGAGGAGAAGCTGAAGTTGTCTCGCCGAGCAGGGTCATCAGAAAAATTGAACGTCGCCTGCTTGGATGGCAACGTCCCAGACCCCACCACCTGGTTAGAGCTATTTAGATACTCAATATCTGTACGGACTGAACCGCCGCTGGCGATGAGCAGCATGTCGGCGCCTACGGTGTAGGTCTCGCCAGCAAAGACACCAAAGCTGTCAGAGATAACTGCGTGACCGCCGCCGTTAATGCTCCCCGGGTTGCTGTGGTACATCTGGCGGCCCCACCCGCCATCACCCACGGCGAATGCGGAAGCCTCGCCCTGCGTCCATCTGCCCTTCTCAAACCCTCCGTTCGGAAGCAGGTTGTTGCGGATATTGGTTCGCGCTTGAACCTGCGTAATCGCGTTGGCTTGGGCGGTGTAGTTGTTGTCAACCTTGGTATTGAGCGTTGACAGCGCAGAGGCATCTGCCTTGTTCCCAACGGCGTTTTGCAACGAGGTGATCGCCGTGCCCTGAGAGGTGATCGTATTGCCCTGCTGCGTAACAGTGGTGGTCAGCGAGGAGAGCGCGGTGGCGTCGGCAGTCAGCGCGCTTTCTGCAGAGTATCGGGTAGCGACGCTCCCACGTTCGAACTTGACCTGCCTGAAACCGATCGATGTGATCGTCGCGCCATTCGCATTCCAATAAAGCCCGATGCGGACCTTTGCCGCATTGCTGGGCGTGGTGAAAGTGACCTTGGAATTTTGTCGGCTCGCGTCGGTCGCGTCATAGTCGAAGTTGGCATTGCGCGCGGCGCCACTCACCGTCGTAATCCCGTTCCCGTTGGCGTCGTAGATCAGAACGTCGAGATTCGACGCCGCGCTGCTGCTGCTCGCAAAGAGCATAGTGTCCGCCGAAAGGGTGTACGGCGCGTTGCTCGCAACGTCGATGAAGTCCGTGTAGATGCGATCAGCGGTTGTCGCAGGCGTGCCACTCAGGACGCGCCCCCAAATGTTGCTATTCGCCGTCAAATTTCCGACGTTGTTCCAGCCGATCGTGCCGCGCTCAAAGCCGCCGTTGGGCAGCAGGTTGGGGTTACTGCCAATGCGTCCGTTCAGAGAGGTAATAGACGCGGACTGGGAGGTGTTGACGCCCTCGGCGTTGGTGACGCGATTCTCCAATGCACTCAGCGCCGAGGCATCGGCCTTGCCTGGCAGAGCGTTCTGAAGGCTGGTGATCGACTGCCCCTGCGAGGTCAGCGTGCTGCCCTGCTGCGTGACCGTGCTCTGCAGCCCGTTCAGCGCGTTGCCGTTGGCCGTGATGTTGCCCTCGGCCGTTCCCATGCGGGTGTTGAGGCCGGTGATCGCCTGCGCGTTGGTCGTCGTCTTCCCATCGACCGTGGTGATGTTGTTGGCGTTGATCTGCGTCTGCTGGCTGATCCCACCGACCGCATCAGCGAGGCCGCTGTAGTTGCCGATCAGCTCCCACCAGGCCTCATCTGTGACGGCATGGTTCAGGTTGTTGGCCTGCTTGCTCCGGTAGAGCTTGCCGCTCGACTTGACGACATCGCTCAGCGGGTAGGTCTTGGTGCTCACCCACTCGTCGGCGTCGAACACGTCGTTGATCTGCGCCTGCAGGACATCCGCCGATGCCTGGATTGCCGCCGTTCGCTCCTGGGCCTCCTGGAGGATCGCCGCCGCGCGGGCGTCGGCTTCCGCAACAATGGCGTTGAAGCGATCGATGATCTCCTGCGTGATCCGCTGGTTCGCCTGGTCTGCGGCGTCGCCCACTGCGCCGAGCTGCTCACCCAAGTTTTCACCCAGGGTCTGCGTGACGACGCGGGCGATCGGCGAGAGCATGCCGCTCGTGTTGCGGGAGCGGCAGGCGAAGGTCCACGTTCCGGACGCCGGCAGCACGGCTTCGAATGCCGCGGCGTGGTAGCCACTGTCGCCGAGCGGGATCATGTCGGCCCAGACAGGCGCAGCCACGCTCCCAGCGGTGTAACGGATTTCCACGCCGGCGAAGTCGGCCGACTGGATCGTGTCGTCGCTGTAACCCCAGGAGTACCGGCGCACACCGCCGGACAGCTCCTCGATCGTGAAGGTGTCCACCAGCACCGGCGGGGCGTCTGCGCCATGGGTGGTGTAGATCGCGCTGACCGCCACGCCGGCGAACCCGTCGGGCGAGTACGGCCGGACGGTGATCGGGTACGTGCCGGCCCCCGGGATGCGCCAGCGCGCAGTGCGCGTGGTGGTCTCGGCGACCTGCTCCAGCTCGCCATTGCGGTCCAGGTCCGAGAGGACAACCGTGCGGCTGGCCGGGCCGGTGATGTCGAAGGTGGCCACCAGCTCGGTGAACACGGTGTCGCCCTGGACAGTCTGCTCCTCCGAGATGACCAGGTTTGACGCGATCGGGCGCGTCTGCAGCAGCGACTGGTTCGCCGGCGGGATGTAGTTCCCGCGGAGCACGTACTCCCAGAACTCCGGGCCCTCCGGCACGACGGCCACGGCCGCGCCCTTCATGTCGCCTTCGGGCTCGATGCTCACCACGCGCACGCGGTAGCCGGGCGTCTGCTTGAAGTCGTAGACCCAGATCGTGTCGTACGCCGGGTTGGCCGCCCCGCTGCCCGGCAGGGCGGCATCCGCCGGCCACTCGTCCGCAAGGGCGATCGTGTTGGTCGGCTCACCGGAGAAGGGCTGGACACGCAGGACGCGGTAGCCAGCCTCGCCGGGGATGCGCAAGCCGATGTAGGCGTTGCCGGAGGCCGGCGGCGGCACCGCGTCGTCCAGGTGCAGCGTGGTGACACCTCCCGACGTGCTGGCGCTCACCACGCGGCCGCCAAAGCCCCACTGCGTCAGGTCGTGCTGGAGGGCCAGCACCGACATCCGGCGATAGCTCAGGTGCTCCAGGTCCGTGCTGTAGGAGATGTCCTTGTACTGGTACAGCGACTGCGCCAGGTGCCAGCGCGCCATCACTGCGGCATGCGCCTCGCTGGTGATCCCCTCGCCTGTCACGCGCGCCGGGTTCAGCGCCGTCTCGTAGCCGGCCGCCGGCGACACGACGCGCAGGGTCTTGGTTTCCCATGTCTCGGCGTCGTAGTAGGTGTATTCGATGCCGTCCGCCGGGTTGGCCAGCGTGTAATCGACCTGGAAGCTGCCCCGCTTCATCGTGGACATGTTCACCACGCCCGACATCGGCTGCTGGTCGGCCGCCCAGACCACGGAGAGCCGCCCGCCGGCCCATGAGACCTGGCCCATGCCCGCCAGGGCTAGCGCGTCCAGCATCTCCTCGTGGTTGCGCGCGGACTTGATGTAGAACCGATAGGCGTAGGCGTTGGCCGCGCAGTGCAGCATGAAGCCCTTAAGCGACTCGATGTCGATCCAGCTGTCGGGCAGGCCCATGCCGCCGATCAGCCGGCCTTTCTCGTCGTAGTAGCCGCGCGCGTACGCCAGGATGTTCGCGCCTGGGTTGTCCGTCTCCTGGGCCAGCCAGGCGTCGCCATTCCACAGCTGACAGGGCTTGGTGTGGATGACGCCCCGGATCTCGTCTGGCGCTCCGTTGAGCTGCCCCGTGGCCTTGATACGGATGCCGATGCGGGGGATGCCGGCATAGCTCGCATCGTCGGCCTGGACGCTGGACAGCGTGGACCACTGAAAGTCGTTGCGCTGGGTGTTCTTGCCGCTGTAGTTGCCCTGACCCAGGATCCGCACGCGCACGTCGTACTGGCCGCGCGGCACGTCCGCGGCAAGGGTAGCGCGCTGCTGCGTGTCGATCTTGCTGCTGCTGAAGGTGCGACTGGTGAGCGTCGCCCACTGATTGAGGCCGGCCGGGCTGTACTGGACCTGGACCGTCTCGCTGACCTGATAGTTCTTGCCGGAGGTGCCCTGGCCGCCGAGGATGTACTCCAGATTGATCTGGATGCGCACCGTGTCGGTGCCGGTCGTGCGCTGGACCCAGGCGGTGGTATCGGGCAGCTCGCCGCCGTCCGTGGTGTCCACGTTGCTGTAGAGCGGGATCGTCTGCTGGGGCATGCCAGGCATGCCGCTGTACCAGACCGTGACGCCCTCATACGACGACAGCAGCGCGTCGCCGTTGTAGAGCTCATCCACGGACTGCACATTGATGCCAGGCGTCAGCACCATGCCCACGTACTGGTCGTTGCCTTCGTACCAGGTGTAGGGCTTGCTGGCCAGATCGGGCGCGGCCTTCACCGGACCGAATGGGAGCGCCAGCGGCTGGTACTGACGCAATTGATTCCGGCCGGCGCCGATGCTGTAGACCGAATCCGCGTCGGACTTCGAGGTGCTTGGCGCTTTCGGGCCGAGCACCTTGTTGATGAGCATCGAGCCGGCTACGAATACCGCCGAAGCCACAAGCGCGCCGGTGGTGCCGCCGATTGCCGTTGCCAGGCTGGCGCCGGTAGCCGTTCCGATACCGAAAGTGAAATAGGTCAGCGCGACCATCGCCACGATGTAGAGCGCCGTCTTACCGACAGCGCCTCGCAGCTCGATGATCTGGCCATCCTTCGGTTTGACGGCGTGCCACAGATGGCGGGGCACCTCGTAGCCACCAATCGAGGCAACCCACTGCTCGCCGTCCAGACCATCCACGTGGCGGCTCAGGAAGGCATACAGGCTTTCACCTGGGCGCAGGTCCATCGGGATGTGCCGCTGCCCCTCCTGCGTCACCGGATGGGGCGTCAGAATCAGCTGCCCGTCGGCAGCGGGGCGCTCCATCAGGCCCATGAGTAGTACCCCTCCACCTTCAGACCCCAGCTGTCGAGCTCGCGCACGCGGTGGAGCACCGAACAGGTGTTCCGCTCGTTGCTGTGCAGAACCCAATCCTCATGTGCCAGGCGGAAGTAAACGCCCGCGTGGCCCGGCCGCTTCTGGCCGATCTCGAACATGAGCACCAGGTCGCCGTCATGGGGCTTGCCATCGCGCGGCACTGCGTAGGCCTTGGACAGCTCGCCGAGCGCAGCCTGTCCCTCCACGCCACGCGGGCGCGCGTGAGCCAGGCGCACCTCACGCTCAAAAAGCTGGCGCTGGACGTGGGCAACAAAGTCGGCGCAATCGAAGTCGTCCTCGTCGTAGGGGATGCCCACGAAGCGTTCAACATCCGCCCGCGACGCGCTCACAGGGTGTTCCCCTTCATGTGCTCACGGCGGCAGGCAACAGCCACAGATTCAGCGATCGAGAGATCGTCGAAAACACCAAAATGGCGCTTACGGCCACCCACCCTGAGCGCAACCACGAACTTCCCTGGCCGACCCTTGTGCACGCCAGGAACACTTGATCCTGACTTGTTACGTCGGGATGCCTGCCTTTGGTTCTCACTATTTAGCTGCTGGGGGACTTCACGGAGGTTACTGAGGCGATTGTTTGTTTTGTCACCATCGAGGTGGTCGATGACCATGCCTTCACTGGGCCACCTGCCATGAGCCATTGCCCAAGCGGCGCGGTGGGCCAGGATGTCGCAGCCGTCTAGTCCAAAACGCAGATAGCCATAGTTTGTCAGTACACCGGCAATACTTCCTGCTCGCGCAGTTCCCCGACTAACACGCCAGCGCAACGCGCCGTCACCATCTTGGAATAACGCGGCCCGCAGCCTGGAAACGGAAATTGCTGGCTTGTTCATCAGAATGCTCCGGGCAGAGTGAAAGGATTTGCCACCAATCGGACAGCCGCACTTCTCATGAGGTAATCGACGCCGCATTGCGCGGTCGCCGTGGAGGCGTTCACGGACACCTGCGTCATGGGCAGGTAGAGCGTGCGGAAGATGGCGTCCGGGTTGGCTCGATCACTGATCAGGATCTTGGCCATGACCAACTCGTTCGGCTGGAGGCGCTCCAGGTCGTCGGTCATGCCGCGGCCCACGTTGTCGATCACAAGCTGCGCGCGCGGCGTCTGGCCACTCACGTCGTCTGGCAGCTTGAAGGTGAAGGGAAACCCGATGTACTCGACCCCGTTACTTGTCCAGTTCTGGGTGTCGTTGACGATGCGAAGCGTCTCGACAAAGGACGTTGCGCTAATCTCGGCGAACAGCAGCACGCTGTCGGGGTCTTTGACCCGCTGTCGGCGCTCGATGAAAGTGCTCATGCTTCTCCCACAAAAAAGCCCCGCACTTGGCGGGGCTGGGTTCTTCTAGGTCGGGCGTGCGATCAGGTCAGCGCAGGTACTCGAAAACCACGTCGCGCTTGGACAGGCGGAACTGCGTATGCAGCGGCACGAGATCGCCGATGCTGGCGTTCTCGAACTGCATCTCGGTCATGACTCCCGTGCGTGGGTGCTCCATCTGGAAGCTGCCGATGCGCTTGAGAACGTTGAAGTACCAGTCTTCGAAAGCCTGCTGGTCAGCGGCAGTCCTGAAGAACAGGGTCGCGCGAACCTTCATCAGCACCTGCGAGTTGACGATGCGCTGCTTTGGCATGCCGCGCTCCATCTCGGTCCGCTCGATGGAGGGATCGAACGACTCCCCATAGCCGGCAAACAGCACCTCGGCCTTCCCGTTCGGGAAGTTGAGGACGGCGTGATTCATACGGCCACCTTCAGGTTGTATCGGTTCCTGATCGAGCTATTCAGAGCGCCCGTGCCTGCGGCAACGTTGCTCGCCAGTCGTCCCTCGATCTGCTTGAGCATCACTTCCACGTCGAAACCGCCGGTTCCATTCGGCTTGGCGGATGCGCTCTCGACCTCACCACCCCCGGATACGTGGATGTTGTATTCAGGCTTGCCCATGGCGATCGCCGGTCCACCGCCGGCGATCCCGCCCGACGCGTAGCCGCGGCGCAGGGCCTGGCGGAGCGCGTAGAAGCCGGCGGGGCCACCCAACGACGCCATCTCGTCCTGGTTGAGCACTCCCTCGCCCTTGTGAACTACGCCGGCCGGCTCGTAGCGCCCACCGGGCCCGGTGTATCCGCCTGCAGCGAAGCCGGTAATCCGCGGTCCGAATGCCTGACCGACCGCCTTGATGAGTCCGGTCTCGAACTGCTTGGCGGCGATCCTGGACAGGTCGGCGATGATCGCGTCGGTGAAGCTGTCGAACGATGCCTTGCCGGTCCTAGCGAAGGTGACGAACGCGTCCTCCAGCCCGCTGAAGGCGTCGGAGAACAGGTTGTTCGTCAGCTGGGCGACGTTGGCCGCCTCAGCGGCGTAGTCCTCGAACGCGCGCGACGCCCCATTCACCCAGTCGGCCATGTAGGCCTTGCGCGCCACCTGGTAGTCGGCCTCTCGCTGCAAAGCCGCCGCATGGAAGGCATCGATTTGAGCCAACTGGTCCGCATACTGGGTTGCGGTGTATCCGGTGCCATTGTTTGCCGCCGCGCTGCGGTCGTTGAGGTCAGAGATTCGGCGGTCATACTCCTGCCGCAGATCGATCAGGCGCCGCATCTGCTCGACGGCATCGCTTCCGCGCGAGATGCCGAGCAGATCGACCACGTTGGACTGATCCTGCGTGCGCGCAGCCTCGTTCAGCTCCTTCTGAAGGCGGGCGGCGTCCTGTGCGGCCTTCTTTGCCTCTTGCTGGGCGGCCAGCGCCTTACCCTGGGCGACGGCCTCATCGAGCAAGGTGCGGACGCGCTTTTGCTCCTCTTCGCTTAGCTTGCTCTTGGCCGAGGCCATCTCGTTGGTGACCGAGACCTGCAGCTTTTGCGCCGCGGTCATGTCGTCGGTCAGGCCCATCTGCTCCTTATCCAGTGCGATCTGCTTCTGGATGCGATCGATGATCGAGGTGTACTGACTCTCCTCAGCCTTGCTGTCTGAAACACGATCACGCGCGAGCGCCTTGTTAGCCTTCTGCTGGTCGTTCCATGCCTTCTCAGCGGCCACGTCCTGCTTCACGAACTCGCGGCGCTTGATGAAGTCCTGCTGTTGCTCTGGGGTCAGTACCTTCCAAGCGGCGGCGAAAGTGTTTGTTCCCGTCACCTCCATGTACTTCTTGGCTTCGGTGGCAAGCCAAGCTTGGTACTCGCCCTGCTCGCGCTTCAGCCTGGCAACCTGCCTACCCCAGATCTCGTCGCCTCCCGCCTGGCTGATCTTGCGGATTGCATCGGCGGCACTGATCCCACGGAGCGTAACGTCATCCAGTCCGGCCAGTAGCTTTCTGAATTGAACGTCGTCGGCCTTTAGCGCGGCCGTGCGTAGTGCTTCAAACAGCTTGGGATCGATTGCTCCTTTGAGCGTGTCCTGCAACTCCAGGAACCGCTGACGTACTGGCGCCACCTGGCCCTGAAACTTCGCGAGCTCCTCTTGGGCCTTTTGCAGGCCTTCATAGTCAGCGACAACTGACAGCCCGCCGCCCTCCCGCCCGGATATCTGCGCGGCAGCGATCTTCCCACGATAGTTCTCGACCGCAGCCTGCAGGGCCTTGATGCGAGCCTCGTCCTCCTTCATCGCCTGGCTGGAGGTGTTCCACTCCTCGGCGAGCTGAAGGACCGACTTGCCGCCCCGATTGTATTGGTCAACCGTATCCGTCATGGACAGGCGCAGCAGGTCCAGTCCCTTGATCTGCTCTTGATACTCAGCTCTGGCCTGCTCGGACTTGCGCACCATGTCCGCCAGTGCGACGCCAAAGGCGCCGATCGCGAGGGCAGCAGCACCCCAGGGGCCGCCGGCCAGCGCAAGCAGTCCGGCGCCAGCGCTGCGGGCGCCGCTCGCAAGCATGCCCCCAAGGCTCGACGCAGCGCTGGTAGCGGCCTCTTTCGCGCGAGCGGCGACAAGGCCATTGGTTGCCACTACCGCGGCCTCCTGGGCGGCAATGAGACGCCCCTTCGCGGCCACTGCAGCTGCGTCAGCGCGATTCCCGGAAGCCACGGCGGCGTTGTACTCGGCCTGCGCGCGCGTCATGTTGCGCTGAGCCACCACCAAGGCTGCCTCTGCCTCGCGCTGAGCGCGCAGGTTGGCGGACAGGGTGGCCGCGCCTTCCTGGTGCTCCAGGGTGCGCCTTGCTGCCTCACGGGCTGAGTCAGCGATCTCCATCTGCGTCCGGGCTGTTTCCTTCCCGGCCGCGGTCTGCGCCTGCCAGGTCGTCGCCAAGCGAACGGATGACCGCGCTTGATCGACCTGGGCGGCGGCGTCCTTGGCCCTGGCCAATGCCAAGTTGGACATTTCGGCCGCTTGGCTCGATGCCGCCATGCGGTCAACGATGGGCGCTGAGACGGCGCTATAGGCTGAGCGGGCACCAGCGCCCACGAGGCGGCCAGCGATCACGCCAGCGGCCACCGTTGCGGCGCCGGCCACGCGATCCAGGTTCTCGGCCATCAGGCGGACCGAGGCGACCGCGGCATCGCTGAAAACTCCGCCGCTGGCGTCAGCCTTCAGCTTGAACCATGCGGTCGAGAGTCGATTCAGCTCTGCATTGAGGCCCTTCGAGGCTTCCTCGGCGCCAGCGCCGGTCTGGCGCAGCGCCTCGATCATCGCCGGGAGGTACTTCTGGACGTTGAGGTCACCGTCCTGCAGAAGCTTGTCGAAGGACTTTCCCGCGAGGGAGGTTCCTTCGTTGATCTTGGCCACAGCCTGCATGAAGCGCGGCACGATGCCGGGGATGGCCTCGCCGAGTTGCTGTCGAAGCTCCTCTGCCTGGAACTTGCCCTTGCTGAAGGACTGGCCCAGCGCCGTGGTCGCGCGGCCCATCTCGTCGCTGCTCAGGTGCATCACCGTAGCCGACCGCGAGAGCTGGCGGAAAAGCTCCTGCTGGTCCCGCATGCCGATACCGTTGGCACTGGCCGCAGCGGTCATGCGCGTGAAGCTTTTGGCGGCCTCCTCCAAGTTAAGGCCGAGATCCTTGGCGGTTTGCGTGACGAAGCCATAGGCCTTGTCAGCGGCTGCCGCTGAGCCTGTCGCACCCTGCAGGCCGTAGTGGATCTGCTGGATCGACTTCTGGGCCTCGATCAGGGCGCTCACCCCGGCCTTCACCGCTTCGAAGCCAACAAATGCCGTAGCAGCCTTGTTGAGGTTCGAAATGGCAACAGCGGTCTGTGCGGCTTCCTTGCGGATAGCCCCAAGATTCTGGTTGGCCACGCGCGCGGCACTGACCATCTCGGACCTGTATGCGGCCGTGTTGGCGCGCAGCAGAACGTCGATCGTAGCGGCCGTTGAGGTCACGATTTACTCCGGGCAATAAAAAACCCGCCGATAGGCGGGTCGATTGGGGCCATTGGGATGGCACTATTTCTTGCAAATGCGCCGCAAGCTTCGGGCGATGTCAGCCAACGCGTACAACGCGGGAGCGGCCACCAGTGCGACTGCGAATGGTGCCAACAGGGCCCAATAGCCCTTGGTGGCGGTGAAGACAATTCCGGCTAGGCCGGCGAAAGCTGCGATTCCAGCAGCAGCGTCCAAGATCATGGGTAGCGTCTCGCTTTGCACCCGTCGATCTTCACGCTCGACGCGCGACGCGTTCTCGCTATGCAGCAGTTCCTCATCCGTAGCCATTGCCGGCCTCCTTGTGTGAAACCCGGATGGTAGCTCAGTGAACGGAGTTGCGGGCCGCCGCAGCCTGGAACAGCTCCATGATCTGCTGGGCTCGCGCCTTGGCCTCGTCCACCGGCTCAACCTGTGGTTTCACCAGCAAGAACTGCTCGGGCGTGGTGTCGTTCCCATGCACGCGCGCCAACACGTCTGTCAGCTGCGCGAGCATGTCCTGCAGTGGCTGATCCAGTGGCTCGATCCTGGCAAATGCGTACATTTCGGTGACCTGGCGGGAGTCCATCCCCGCCAGCATCTGGTCAGGATGCGCGTAGCCGAGCCGCCACGCGATCCGGAACTGCAGCCGGCGCTCAGGCCGGCTCATCAGTTTTTTGCGGCATCCTCCACGGCGGTTTCGCCGAGAGCATTGAGCTTCTGGGCCGCGCGGAACACGCGATCGAGTGCCGCAACCGACTTCGCTCCGAGCTGCGCGACCTCCTTGTCTGAGAACAGCCGGGCGCCGGCCTCATCCACCAGACAGAGCGACACGAAGCGAGCGCGGAAGTCCTCCACCTTCGGCTTCTCGCCGCCATAGGTGTCTTGCTCCCACTTGTCGCGGTCACTGGCCGACATCGTTGAGATGCGAACGGTCCCACCCCACTCCTTGACCTCCATGTCCTCGGTCTTGCGGTCGTTGGCGGCCAGGATCTGGCCCTTTGACAGTAGCGCCATTGCGCGTCTCCTTACGGGGTGGTGGGCAGGGTGACGACGGTGAAGTCGCGGGGCAGCAGGTCGGCGGTGAAAGTCAGCACCTGATTGACGCCCGGCGTCACGTTGAACGCGGACACGCGGCCGGTGAAGGTGGCCGCGTCGCCGGTGGGCAGCACCATCAGGAAGTGCAGGTCTTCCTGCGGGTCGGCATCGCGCAGGATCTCCTGGCCGTCCGACTCGCCTACCGGCCAGCGGTGACCGGAAACCTGCACCGACTGCCCGCCGGACAGGCCGGCGATGTTCTCGATCTGCTCGGAGCGCAGATTGGTCGCGTCCAGGGTGTTGGCCTGGCCGCGACCGAACGGGAAGCCGGTCAGGCCGTCCACTTCGGTGTAGCTTGCCGGGTCGTTGGGCGTGGTCGGCGCGCTGCCGGCCTTGACGTAGAGCGCAGAGTCCTGCGCGGAAATGGCCTTGTTCTCGGGCATTGTCGTGATCCTCGATGGAATGAAAAAGCCGCCTTGCGGCGGCCGGGTTGCTGGATTGGGTTCGGGTCAGGCCCAGATGGCAATGTCGAAGCTGGCCCGATGCAGCTTCGTGTCTTCTTCGTAGTCGTCGGGGTTGTCAGTGAGATCGCCAGTCTTGAGAAGCTGCGGCAGCGCGGCGATCAGCGCGTCTGCAAGCGTTCGCACCTGCCCCTTTTGCTGACCCCAGACATCGACCTGAAAAGTGGCGGTAGGCGCGCCAGCGCCGCTATTGAGCGTCGCGTGCCGCCGCCCGGTAACGCGCTGGTAGGTCGCGTAGACGGCCGGAGGGTTTCTGGCTGGAAACGAATAGGCTGCCGGTGTGACCGTCAGCATCGCGGCGAGCAGGGCTTCATCAAGGGTCATCGCCGCGCCTTCCTCATCTCAGCCTCGATTGCCTCAGCGAGGCGATCGCGCATCCTGGATGCTGCAGCCTCCGTCTTGACCTCTGCCGCCGGGCGAAGGAATGGCCATGCGGCCATTTTCGAAGTTCCGTACTCGCCGAACTTTCCATAGAAGGCCGACCGGGGCACTTCGACGGCGAACCGCATCCACCCCTGGTCGTCCGCGCGTTCGCGTGTCCTGATCGCGCGGCGCAGCTTCCCCGAGCGCTTGCGCACCCTCGCGCGCGCTTCATCCCGCACCACGGCGGCACCAGCGCGCAAGCCGGTTCGCAATGCGTTCTTGACGCCGCGGTCCGAGAGCTCCATCAGGGCCGATTCCAGCTCAGCCAGTCCGAGGATCTGAGCGTCGAAGTCAGGCATTGTCGGGCTCGGTGGAGACCATGAGGGTAAGGTGGCGCCTGGCGGTGGGATCCGGCAGGACGGCCTGAATCCCATACTCAACGCCGTCATGCACCACGCGCATGGTGCTTTCCACCCCTGGCTTGTACGGGATCTGGATTCGCGCTTTCAGCTGGGCCTGGTCAGCACCGGCCTCGATGAACTCACGTCCTGACAGCGGATGCACGTCCGCCGGCACAGACGGCGCCCAAGTCGTCCACGTCTCAACCTCATCGCCGAACTGGTCTTTCTGCAGGCCTCGTGCCAGCAGATCAATTCGGTGGGGGTACTTGCCCGACATCACACCCCCCAATTGATGCGATAGGGGTTCAGCATCCTGCGCACAGCTTCCGTGTTGTCGCTTTTCTTGAAGTAGTAGTCGTCCACAAGCAGGCGCGCCGCCTGTTGGATGAGGAACGGCACGGGGACCGCGCTGGGCGGATCCGCGCCGTCCGTCCAGGGAACCGAACGACCGATGTACTCCTCGATGAAGTCCTGCGCCGCGGCGATCTGACTGGAGATCAGCTCGTCATCGGCGTCGTGGATCACCGGCAAACTCTGCTTTGCATCGGCCAGCTCGATAATCATGGGTTAGCCCTGCCCGGCCTTGCTAACAGCAGCCTGCAGCGCGTCGGTCACCGTTTTGCGGGCCTTTTCGCCCTTGGCCTGCTCGGCAGCCAACGCCTGCTCCAGGACAGCCTTGTCGGTGACCTGGGGAAGCGCGGCCAGCACGTCCGCAGCGTTCTGGTCCACCAGAAGCGAACCCGGGGTCGGCTCCTGAGAGGCCTTCACCTCGCCCTGGCCGGCGACTGTCGCTGAAACGCCAGGCTCGGCCGACGCGTCCTGCTTGTTCTCCGGCGCCTGCCGCATCTTGTTGTCGGGCGCTGGGGCTTCCTTCACTTCGCCCGTGTCCTCGGCGATCAGCTTGGCGCGGACGAGCTCTCTTGCTCGCTCCGGCGTTCCGGTCCACTCGCGCCCGCGCTTCTGGTAGCCGGCCGGGTCGTTGAACCCTTTCAGTGCGATGTATTTCATGGATCCTCCAAGACGGCGGGCCCCGACGGGCCCGCCTTTGCTGAAGCGAGTCGGCGCCCTTACGGGGCTTCGAACTCGCCGTGGACGAACGATTCCGGGCGATACACGGCCATGCCCAGGCGCTCCTCGGCGCGGATGGTCACCATGTTCTTGCGGAAGTTGTCGCTGTCCTCGGTGGACACCTCGACCGCCGCATCCTCGCGGTCGAACACCTGGGCGGCGATGTCGAACGCACCCACCAGGAACTCGCCCTCGGGGATGGCCGTGGAATCGACCACCGGCAGCTTCCACATGCGCGGCTGGCCGCCCTCGACGACGTTGACCCAGATATAGCGGCCCTGCTCGTCCTTCTGCAGCTCGATGTCGGCCCAGTCCACCGGGTTCAGGGCGATGCCGCTGGCGCGGTACTCGGCCACACGCACCTGCAGGATCGCGCGACGCAGGATGTCGATCTTGGTGTCGCCCGCCTTGCGCAGGGCGTTGTTGAACGCCGTGGCCTGCGGGATGAGGCCCAGCAGGTTCTGGCCGGTGCCGTCACCCGCCAGGATCTGCGCCTCCTCCACATATTTCAGGCCGTAGATGGCGCGGCCGTTGATGTAGCTCTGCAGCAGGGGGATGTCGGCCAGAACCTGCTTGGAGGCCAGGAACCAGTGGGCGATCGTGCGGACCGGAGTCTGCTTCAGCTCGAACGACAGGTCGGACTGCGGCTTCGCGCCACCTTCCGCCACCGGCGCCGCCATGTTCTGGAAGCCCGACTCCTGCACGAACTCGATCGAGTTGGAGGCGGTGCGACCCGGCATGATGAGATCGCGGATGGTGAACGGGCGATCCGGACCGGCGATGATGCCGGGGACGCGGGTGGGCTGGATGGCCGCACCGACGCCGCCGGTGCCCGTGGTGGCGCTGGTGATGCTGGTCACCGCCTTGAGGTTCATGCGGGCGATGCCGCGCCCCTTGGAGGCCAGGCCGGTGAAGTCGTCGGTTTCGGTGAACTGCTCGCCGATCGACTTGAACTCGGCGTCATTGGCCGCCGCGCGGCGGGCCAGCTTCTGCTCCACTTCCAGCAGGCGGGCATTGATCTCCAGGCCGCCCTTCGAGAGCAGTTCCAGCGCGCTCTTGGTGTCGTCCAGGATCTTGCCGTGCTCCTTGAGCTCGTTGCTCGCCTTCTCGGCGAACTGCTTGATCTCGTTGTCGCGCTCGTTGAGCGCCTGGATCAGACCCTTCATCTCCAGGGTGTCGTCCAGATGCTGGGCGTTCTTGACTTCGCGCCCGATCGAACGGGCCAGATTGGTGTAACGGGACATGGGTAAATCCTCAGATGGTCGGGAGGTTGAGACGGCCGATCTGCTTGATCAGGCCGCTTACTTCGTTCGCCGGGCTCCCGGACTCACTCCGGTCCAGCAGGTGCTTCAGCCCGCGGTTGGCGATCACCGCGGACTGGCTCTTTGAGAAGCCTGCCTCGCGCAGGAGCTGCTCAAATTCGGGGAGGGTCGGCAGCGACCCATGGGCCAACTTCGACTTGATCGCGTCCACGCGCGCGTCGTCGTTGGCGGGGAAGGTGACCAGGCTGATCTCGACCAGATCGACCTTCTTGAGCGTGCGCACGCGCTCCTTTTCGTCCCAGCTGTCCTCACGGACGTAATAGCCGATGGACAGGCCGGAGACGGCGCCCGCCTTCATCAGGGCGTGGGCCTCCTTGGCGCGCGCGACGCCATCGAGGATCAGGCGGCCGGAGACTTTCAGACCACGCGCGTCCTCGCTCAGCTCGGTGTAGATGCCGATCGGCTCGCCGCTGCGGTGCTGCCACAGCACCGGCACCGGCCGCCCCTTGGCTTTGATGTCGGCCAAGGTGTCGGCGAAGGCACCCGGCGCCACCACTTCGCGGTAGCTGTCTACCGTGCCGAACACAGAGCCGTAGCCAGAAAAAAGGCCGTCATCATCGACGGCCTTCACGGAGAGATCGAAGTCCCTGATCTTCAGGGACGAGTCTTTGCGCTTCATGTGGGATTCCCGTTGTTGCCGTCGGAATTGAGCCAGTCCAGGAGCGCCGAACGCGCCTGCTGATCACTGGATTTGCCGCTGCCCAGCATGTCGATGGGCAGGAGGTTGGATTGCACGGTCAGTTCGGCTGCGTGGCCGCCGCGGCGCGGCAGGTTCTCCTTCTCACGGCAGTCGTCGCGGCTGTAGATGCCGTTTTGGACCATCGTCGAGTAAAAGGTGGCGCGCGCAGCGCTGTCGGCACGCAGCAAGCCCTCGACTGAGAACTCAGCGAAGAACAGGGCGCGCTCGACGGGCTGCAGGAGGTCTTTCCGGATCGACTGCTCGATGCGGCGCAGCCAGGGCGCCAGCGAGAAGGTCAGAAAGCCGATCATCTGCTGCTCGATGCCCGTTCCCCAGCTGGTCGATTTCTCTGAGTGGCCAACCATGAAGGGCGGGACTCCGAACCAGCGACAGACCTCCTCGACGTTGAATGCCCTGGTGCCCAGCAGCTGGGCGTCCTCGGGGTTCATCGGCACCTGCTGGTACTTCATGCCGGCTTCGAGAAGCATCGTCTTGCCGGTGTTCATCGCGCCGGCAAACTCGGTCTGCATGTTCGTGCGGAAGGTGTTGCGATTCTTGTCCGACAGGATCTGATCCGTGCTCAGCACGCCGCCCACGCTCATCCCGTTCGCGAACACCTTGGCCGAGGCCTCGTCAGCCGCCATCGCCGCTCCAAACACTTGGGCACCGGCGCGGATCGCCGAGAGGCCCATGACCCCATCCACGCTGAAGCCACGGATATGCCAGATTGCCCGCTCGCTTATGACGCGCTGGCGGCCGTCCGTGTCCGTATAGCGGTACTCCAGCTCTCCCGTGGTCAGGCGACGCACCGCCATGCGCTGGGGCGCCAGGAACTCCAAGCTCACCAGCCGAGAGCCGCTGAAGGTCTTCTCGGCGTAAGCGTTGCCCCAGAGCAGCAGGCTGACCAGCACCACCTCCCAGAACTGCACGGCGGTCATGTCGGCGTTGGGCTGGTTGTGCAGCAGCTCGTAAAGCGGGTGGGTGCTCGCTGACACCCGCGTGCCATCGGGCTTGCGCTCGTAGAAGCCCACCGGCAGCGTGGCGATGGTCTGAGAGATCAGGCGCACACACGCCATTGCGGCTGAAAGCTGCAGGATCGTGTGGTGGGTGACAGACTTCCCGCTCGCCGAGGCGCCGCCGGCCCAGGCCGCCCAAAACGCCTCATCGGTCAAGCCGATCGGCACGCCGAGCCACTTGAGGACCGAGGACTTAAAGCGTCCTGGGCTGCGCTGCTTCGATTCTTGCGACATCAGCCCACCACAATCGGATTGGCGAAGAAGCCGTCCAGGTCGCCCTGGTCTTCTTCAGGAGTGATCGACACGCCGAGCGCCATCAGCAGCGCCACCATGTCGTCGATCTTGTCCGGCGACTTCTTCTTGTCGGGCTTCATGTTGAGGTTGCCGTCCTTCAGCGCGAGCATGTTCGACGCGCACCAGTTGAGGACCGGATCGTTCCCGTGCTGGATCAGCTTGCCGATGTAGGCGCGCTCCAGCTCGGTCATCGCCGGGTGGAAATTCTTCGTGGTCTGGCCGAACTCGATCAGCGGCAGCCCATCAGCAAGCATTCGCTGGCTGATCTCCTGCGCGTTCCAGCGGTCGTAGGCCACCAGCTGAGGCTGGAATCGCTCGATGTCGGCGCGCATGCGCTGCTCGACCACCGCGTAATCCGTCACCTCGCCCTCTGTTTCCTCGATCAGGCCGGCAGCCACCCAGCCCGCGTAGGGGACTGTCCCGCGCTCGGTACGCGCCCGGATCGCCTCCGCCGGCACGAACCGGCGTCCCCAGGTGTAGTAGATGCCGTCCACCTTCCACACCAGGCGCCAGGACGTGAGATCCAGGGTGCTGGCCAGGTCGAACCCGCCCCAACACGGCTTGCCTTCCAGCCATTCCAGATCGACCGGGCCGCCGCACCGCTGCCATTTCGTGAGGTCTATCCAGCTGTTCGCCGAGGACGCGGGCCGGTTCAAGCGCTTGATCTTGAACTCGGCCAGCTTCGAGGGCATCTGCTTGGCCTCCACCGCCTCCTTGCGGATCGCCTTGAGCAGATGCGGGTTGGCGTCCATCAACGGATTGGCCTTGGCCCAGGCCGCCTCATTGAACTCGTCGTCCTCGTCATCCACAGCGAAGAACACGACCAGAAAGTGGTCCGCGCTGTCTCCAAGGATCCCGGAGAGCACCTGCTTGGCGAACTGCCGCAGCTCTCCCCAGGGGCCTGGATTCGTGTATCCCTCCGTCGTGGTGTAGAGCCACAACGGATTGCTTCGCGCGCCGGCCGCCGAGGTCAGCACGTTGAGCAGGTCAGCCGACTTGTGCGCGTGGATCTCGTCCAGGCCCACGTGCGACGGATTCAGACCGTCCTGCGTGCTGGCCTTCGCATTGATCGGCTTGAACGTCGCCCCGGTCTCCACCCGGCTGATCGCGTTAGCCCAACACTCCAGGCCGAACGCCTCGCGCAGGTCCGGAGTCTTCTTGGCCATCCGCTTGGCGACGTTGAAGATGATGCGAGCCTGGCTACCGGTGGTGGCCGCTGAGATGACCTGCGCGCCCTCCTCCTGCTCACAGCACTGGCAATACAGCAGGATCGCCGCGGCCAACGTCGATTTGGCGTTCTTGCGCGCCACCGCGAACAACGCCGAGGTGAATCGCCGGGTGCCGTCGTGATTGCGGAACCCGAACAGCTGGACCACGAAGAACACGTGAGACCGATGCAGCTCGATCTCAGGCCGCGCCCACTTGCCCTCTACGTGCGGCAGCTTCTCGATGAAGTCGCATGCGTCGCAGGCGTGCCAATCGTCGAACACGAACGGCCCGCGCTTGCGCTTGGCCCGCTTGAGGTCCGCCAGAAACCGCTTGGCGGCCAACCTCACCAGCTTCCCGAAATTCTTTCCCCCTTTGTCGGCTACCGCCTCCTCAGCGTAGGCGGTGGCGATCGCCACATAGTCACGCACCGGGCTTGCGAGGCTTGCCGTTGTTGCTGAAAGGGTTTCCCGGCTTCTCGGTGTCGCCGGCCGGCCGTACCTTGCCCTGCGCGACCGGCGTCAGGCCAAAGTCGTTCATGAGCCCGCGCATCTGCGCGACCATCGAGGCCACCGGCGCCTCACCGGCGGCGTACAGCTGAACCACCTTGCCGTGCAGCGCGCACAGCTGCCCCAGCGCCGACAGGCCCGCCTCGGTCAGCAGCTTGTTGGCGTGCAGGATCGGCGCCAGGCGGTCCCATTCCTTGATCGCGTGAGCGTTCGGCAGCCAGTCCGGCGCGGCCGGCACCTCTGGCACCAGCGGCAGATCCACGGCGCCACTCGGTGGGGCGCGGTCGGGACGGTCCGTGCCCGCCACGACCTTCAACTGGTGCGGTTTGCGGGGGTTCGGCATGGTCGTTCCAGGGGTGGCCTCAATGGCCTCGAAAACTCAGATTTGTCGAACTGACGGTGTGAAAAAACAGGTGGGCGCACGTGTCGGGACGGGAACGCCCCAGACTTTCGACCCACCCCCGGGGTTGGCGCGGGCTGCCCGCTGTCCATTCAGGTTCGCTCGGCCTGTTCAGCTTCACGCCGCACCCCTCCGATTGCCGAACCCGCCGTCCCGCGCTGCCGTCTTGGCCGAGTGGCAGCTCACGCACAGCGTCTGACGGTTGCTCGGCGCGTTGTTCGAATCGTCGCCGTCGATGTGATCGATGTGAGCCTGACCCTTGCCGGTCACGATCCGCCCACACTTGCGACAGCAGTAGCCGTCCTCCAGTAGCGTCTCCTGCCTCATGGCCTGCCACTGCTTGCTGTTCGTGGGCAGCGCGCGGGCGGCCTGCCTGTCCCTCACCACCGGCTCGTGCTGCCTCACCTCGCGTCCGTAGGGCCGGTGACGGGGGGCTCGCACTGGCATCAGGCCGCCAACCACGCACGCCACTGGACCACCTCGACCCTGAGACCGCGGCGGATCCACTTGGTCAGCCTGTCCTCGTCCGGCACCTGGCCGGTGACCATGGCAGCGAAGCACACCGCGTAGAGGAACCACCTGAGCCACCAGCGCGCGCGGATGGAAACGGCAAGCGTGTTCATCACGCAGACTCCGCAGGGAGCCGATCAAACGCGGTGGGTTCCGAGCCGCACACCTCGCACACGGGGTGCTCCCACTGTGCGTCCGTAGGGTCGTTGATGTCGTAGTCCATCCCACAGACCGAACAGTCGATCTCGATCCAGCGCGGCCCGGCCACGATCACAACACTCCCATGGCCACGCGCAGCACGCCGTTCTCGTCGTAGAAGCGGTAACCCTGATCGCTCACCTCAAGGTAGGCCTTGGACCCCGGCGACCGAAACACCACGCGATCGGCGGTGATCTCCTTCACGGGCAGCTGGTCAGCCGCCTTGACCTTTGCGGCCAGGATCGGCGCAGCAGCGGGGGCGGCCGGGATCTTGGCCAGCGCGGCGACGGCCGGGGCCAGGCCCAGCGCGGTGAGGAATCGACGACGGTCCATGGTGAAGCTCCGAATAGGCGTCGCCCACCGCCGGGTAAGCTGCTCTTTCCACAGAGGCAGACCAGGCAGGGGCGACATGGAAACTGAGTTCGAACAGATGGCGGGCATCAGGCTGCTCGCCCAGCAATCGCTGATACAGGTGCTCTACCGCAGCTGGGGACAGCCGCTTGAATTTCTGGAGAAGAACTTGCGCCGGACGCACGAGGCGCTGAAGGCGACCGCCCTCCAGGGCGACTACACCGACCAGCAGATCGCTATCCTCGACCAGGAGTTCAGCGTTGCGTTGACCGCGCTGCAGGCCCTCGCTCAATCCCTACCGGATACCCGGCCTCATCCAATTTGAGAGTGAGGGTTGCGGAGCTGGCAGCGCGCGCATCCCGTGCGCTGTCCATTCCCATCGCCACCGCGAACAGAGCCAGGGCGATGCAGAGGCAGGTGCCGGCCAAGTCAGGCAAGCGGGTGGCCAAGGCCAGGCCGGCAGTGCAGAACAGCACGGCCACCGCCCAGATGATCCAGGTGCGGACCTTCATGGCGTCACTCCTGCTTGGGCGAGGCGAGCGGCTTCGTATCGCTCGATGGCTTCGTCTCGCTCGGCTTGGGCGAGCTCGGTTGCTCGAAGAACTCTTGCCGCACCTGCGAGGCGTAGTCGGTCCGCTTCAGCAGCCGCTGCGGCAATTCCGGCATCACTGGACAGGCGGGCAGTGGCGGCGCTGGCTTCCCACTGCTGGCGCAGGCGGCCAATGTCAGCATCACGACCAGCAACAGCAGCCGCGAGGCGCGCTTCGTAGTCCGCATCAATCTTCTCCCGGCGCGTGTCCGCGCTATCGGCCGCGGCCTGGGTGGCCTGGCCCTGCTTGTGCTCAACGGCCCGAACCTGGGCCTGCTGCTGCGCCACTGCGGCGCTGGCCTTGCCGTCCTGCCGGGCGTCGGCGGTCTCAGCGCGATCACCGCGCCAGGCCCAGCCCGCGCCGAACATGGCGCCAGACCACAGCGCGAAGGCCGCGACCGCGATCAGGATGCGATTCACGGCTTTTCCCTGATCTCGCGCTGCAGCCAGCGGCGCCACGGGGCGAACGTGCCGAACGTGCCGAAGATGCCGGCAATGCTCCACATGAGCACGCAGCCGCGCCAGCTCAGGACGTTGCCGCCGAGCAGGCACACGACGGCGATGTTCAAGCTCGCCAGAGCGGTCACGAGGAAGCAGATCCCGAGCACCAGCTCGATGATCGCGCCGCGCCTTGGCAGCGTCCGAAGGTCTCGGATCTGAACGTTGTTGAGGCCGGCGACGGCAGTGACGAAGATGACGGCGAGCGCCGGGACAGCCAGCAAGGACCAGGGCGAAAAGATCATGGGTCGTTTCCCTTCTGCGATGGCAGGAAGCGGCGCAGGTATGCCTTGACCCCTGGCCCCACTGCCCGGATGAGCTCAGGCCCCCAGTTCTGAGCGGTGAACGCCAGCAACATGCCGGTCGTCGCTTGGATCCCCGTGCTGCTCCATTGGTAGTGCGCCCACTCCGGCACCAGCACCACAGCGGACAGCGCCAGCACCGTGGAGGTGAGGAACGTGATCGCCAGGTTGCTGCGCTTGTCATGGTAGCTGTTCCAGGCGCCGACCAGCGCGCCGGCGACCACCATGAGCAGCACCGGCTGCGAGAACCCGAAGTTCTCGGCCATGTGCTGGATCGACAGGTATTCAAACGTCTGCGGAGCCTGCACGATCTGCGGCGAAGCGGGCGCTTCGGTTACGGCGACCGCGGCCATGGCCAGCAGCAGAAGGTGACGGATCACGCGGACGCCTTCGTCAGCGCTTCCCGCGCCGTGGCGTAGTAGCCGGCCCACTTGTCCCGCAGCCTCACCTTCTGGGCCGCCGTACCGTTCGTGTACGCGCCAGGCCGCCAGGTGCGCAGGTACAGCTGCCAAGCGCCATTCACGTCGCCCACTGCCGGCAGCGGCGCCGGATCGCTCCACAGCAGCAGCCGCGCGAAGCCGGCCGCCAGCACGTCGTCACCGGCCAGGGCCTCGTACACCGCGCGCTCGTCTGCCGCGACACCCCGCGTCAGGCACAGCGCCGCGGCGGCCGCTGCCGTCTGCGCATGCCTCAGGACGCCGCGGACGCCGCCGCCTCGCTCGAACTGGAACAGACCCCGAGCAGGCCCGCGCACTTCGGGGCGCGCCGGGTCCACGACCTGCCACCGGTGGCGGAAGTCCGCCTCCTGACCGCAGATCGCCAGCATCTCAACGCGCGCCTGCAGCGTGTCCATGCGCGGCGGCAACAGCCGCAGGGCCGGCGTAATGGCGCTCCGATTGATGGCGTTGGCTTGGTCGATGCTCATGCTGGATCCAGAAGTGCAAAGGCCCCACCGTTGCCGGCAGGGCCTGAAATGGCGGATTGTTGAGGAGTCGAACCCCCGGCCTTTCGGCCGCCACGGTTTTCAAGACCGCTCGCCGGCCAGCACAGCGGAACAACCCTTGGATGGCGGAAGCGGCTGGATTCGAACCAGCGGGCCCTTGCGGACCTACGGCTTAGCAAGCCGCTGCCTTCGGCCTCTCGGCCACGCTTCCAAAACGATTGCAGCGACCGGAGCTGATCCCGGCATTGCGGCGCTAAGTCGCCATCGCTGGCCCTCCCGCTGCGGAGGGCTTGCGGACAGGTGGCGCCAGGTAAGCCGCAGGTATCTGAGCTGCCCGTCAGCCCGGGCATTCGCTGCAATGTGGAGCGGGCTATCGGAATCGAACCGACGTTCGCGGCTTGGAAGGCCGTCGCCTGACCACTCGGCCAAGCCCGCTTTGAACCTCTTGCATTCCTGTATCCGTTCGGATACATTGGCCCCATGGCAACGATCACCGCAACCGAAGACTTCACCCAGTGGCTGCGCAAGCTGCGCGACGCCAAGGCCAGGGCGATCATCGTTGAACGTGTGCAGCGCGTTGCCCGCGGCCTGCTCGGCGATGTCCAGCCGGTTGGCGGACAGGTCAGCGAGCTGCGCATCCACTACGGCCCGGGTTACCGGGTCTACTTCACCCGCCGGGGCGAGGAGGTTGTGGTTCTCCTCTGCGGCGGTGACAAGACCAGCCAAGCCAAGGACATCAAGCACGCGCAGGCCCTAGTCGCCGGCCTCTGACCGGCGGCTCAACTTCTCGGATACCCCATCATGACCAAGACCAAGACTGTCCCTTTCGACGCCGCCGAGTTTCTCGACAACGAGGAGTCCGTGGCGGTCTACCTAACCGAAGCCCTTGCCTCTGGCGACATCGAGCATTTTCAGGAAGCGGTGCAAACCGCTGCCCGTGCCCGTGGCATGAGCCAAATCGCCGAAGCTTCGGGCCTTGGTCGGGAGAGCCTTTACAAGGCGCTTCGCCCCGGCGCTCAACCTCGATTCGACACCGTGCAGCGCGTCCTTGGCGCAATGGGCGTTCGGCTAAGCGTGGAACCAGCCAGCAGGGCCGCCTAACGCAAACGGCCCGCTCTTTGGGCGGGCCGTCTTGGTCGTCAAAAGCTGCACGGGGCAGCTTCGGGCCGACTATACATTTTTAGCCCATCTTTTCCGTCCCGTCAATGTGGTCCCTGAACAATTGGACCTTGACCGCGCGCAGCGCGGAGGTCCGGAGCTCATCGAGCCAGGCTCCGGCCTCCCTGACCCGCTTCTCCAGGAGTTCGCGCCGCGAGAACAGGAGATAGGCGTACTCGGCATACGCCGCGCTCGCTACCTTTCCGCCGGCCGCCTGCTGGACCGCCAGCGCGCCGGCGAATCGCGTGAGGACGATCCTTTCGCGCGTATCACCCTCTCGGCGTTCCCGATCCTCCCATGCCCTCAGCAGGGCCTGCTGGTGGATCAGCGTGGAGCCGAAGTAGGTCTCCAAGGCCAGCAGAGCTACCCGTCCAACCGAATCACCGGCCCCTCCGAGGGCCGCGGCCAGATCCTGGTCCGAAATGCTCACCTTCCCGCCGCCGGAGAATCCGTCCCGCAGGTCACGGTAAGCCGACCGACCCATGAGCGAAGCGATGCGCTCCTCGATCGGCCTGCGCTTGTCCTTGCTGCTGTGTGTATCGGTCACGAAGGTCATGCTCTCTCCTGGGATAGATCGGGGTTCTGTTCGGCCAGTCGCTCGTAACGGCGCGCCTTCTGGCGGGCGAGCGAGGCCGCAGTGCGGTATGTCTCGGCGACCGTTGATCGCTCACCGCGATCACGCCAGAGGAGGCGGTCGTAGAGATCGGCCTGGGCCTCTAGGTCGTCCGCGAACGCACGGAGGACCGCTGCCGGCGAAGGGATGAGATCCATCAAGCTGCGGCTCTCCGTTCAAGCAGGACATCGTTCCAATCCGACTTCCCGAGCAGAGGGGGCACGAACACGTCGCACTCCACGCCCGCGCGGGTCAGGTCTTGGGCCAAGGAATAGGCGGCAGCCTGCCCGGCGAAACTCGGATCGCGGTCCGCGAAGATCGACACCCGCTTGGTCTCCGGCGGCGGCCGGAAGCGGCGCAGGTTGCCCTCGTTGGCGAGCGCCCAGGTCGGCAGGTCGAACAGTTGGTTCGCAGCCAAGGCCGTTTCGATCCCCTCGGCCACGCCAAGGTGTTCAGCGGCCGGAAACAGGCGAATCGCGCTCCCCGGCTCGTACCCCGAGACGATCTTGCGAGGGCACCTGACCGGCGCCTTCTTCCCGCCCTGCAGGTACGTGAGGTGGAGGGTCTGGACCTTGCCATCCACCCCTCGGATGCTCGCCACCATCGTGGGATAGTTGCCCTGGCTGCGCCCGTTCTCGTAGTAGTCCAGCGGCGCTACCGCCAGACCCTGGGGCGGCAGTGCCAGCCCACGTCCGGCCAGGTACTCCCCAACATCGTCCTTCGGTGAGGGAGTGGACGAAGCCTGAGCAATCCGCTTGATGCGCGCCTGGGCCTTCGCCTTGGCTTCCTCGACATCAGCCGGGGGCGTGGCAGGCGCGTTGCCGGCCACGCGTTCGACTTCCTTGGCTGCCTCGGCATAGGTCAGTCCGCGACAGCACATGAGCAGGCCGATTCCGCCGCTCTTGCCGGCAGTGCATGAGCAGAAGAAGTTGCCCGACCCATTCCGGTCAGCGAAGCGGAAGCGATCATCACCCTCCCCGTTCGCGGGGCACCGGTGGTGCTTGCCGTCCAGGACGTTGGCGGGGATGCCCAGCAGGGGGAGGATCGATTTCCACTTTCCCCGGGCCATGTCTATCGCGCGTTGCCGTCCGGTCACGAGGCCACCCCAGCCTGACGGGCCTTCATCGCCTGTCCGTGCCTGATCTGCAGGCTGCGGATCTTGCTTGCGACCTCGGGGATAGGCTGGATGGGCGTCGTTGTGTCGAACGACACGGCGGGCCAGTCGCCGGTCATGTCGCGGTACAGCGCGAGCGCGAGTTTCCTGGCGGCGGTGAGGTCTTGCCGCCTTGATCTGGCGTAGTGGCAGACCATCGGCCACACCGACTTGGACAGCTCAGCCCGGTGGTTGCCGGCGATCAGTTCCTTGAGCGTCCCCGGGACGTGCTCGACGCCCGCGCGGCGGGGGTAATCATGCCCGCATGAGGGGCACTTCGGTGATGGCAGGTGTAGCGCGGAGCACTCCGGGCACTTGACCGGCTCGCGCTCCTTCTTCGGCTTGGCCTTCTGCTTGCGCTTGGGCTTGCCGTCGTCCAGCGCTTCAAGGCCATTGTCGAAGAAGTCCTCGCAGTCCTGGAAGAACCGGGCGCTGTTGCCCGAGTGGTCCAGCACGAGGCAGTCCGTCTTGCCCGGCGCGATGCGAAGGCCGCGCCCCAGCAGCTGGATATGCTCGGCCAGCGACTTGCGCAGCGGCCTGGCCATGATGATGCAGGACACGTCGGGAACGTCGAACCCGCGCGAGGCTGCGGTGACCGTGATGAGACCCCGTATCGCGCTGTTCGGCTTGCGGAACTCGGCCGTCACGTCGCCGCGGTCTTCCTCGCTGTCTCGGTAGGTGTAGGTTGCCACCGTGATCCCCGCGGCGGTGAACTGGCGGTGCATCGCCTCCACGTGCGCGGTGTCCACGCCGGAGCAGATGAACTTGCGACCCTCGCCGTGCTTGAGGTATTCGGCAACCACGTCCCCGACCACCTCCAAGGCCTTCTTGCTGGCCTCCTTCTCGTCCCACTCGCCGGTGGACTTGACCTTGACCTTGGCCATGTCGGGCTCAACGCAGGAGTAGATCCGATACGGCGCCAGCCATCCGTCATTGATGAGCTTGCGGGTGGTGGTGACGTTGATGACCGCATCGAACCACTTACCAAGGCCGCGGGTGAACGGCGTGGCCGTCAGTCCGACGACGATTGAGTCGGCCTCGCCGATGCGCCGCTTGTGGGTGGTGTGGAGGACGTGCGCCTCGTCGAACACGTCCAGCTTGCTTTCAGGCCAGTTGCGCCTGGCCAGGGTCTGCACGCTGCACAGCTGCAGGGGGCGCCACGGGGACCACCGGACGTGGCCTCCCTGGATCACCCCATGGTCGAGCCCGTAGCGGTCGAAGGTCTCGCTGGTCTGCTGGATCAGGCTGAGGCGGTCCACCACGAATGAGGCGCGGTTGCCCTTCTCCTTGGCCATCTGCATCAAGGCCGACGCCAACACCGTCTTGCCTGAGCCGGTAGGCGCCACGATCAGGATCTTGCGGGCGCCGGCCCGGATGGCTTCGCGCGCGCGGTCGAAGGCGGCCTCCTGGTAGTCGCGCAGGTCGATGGTCAGCGCGGCCATACGCCGGCCTCCTTGGCTGCCTTGGCCAGCGTCTCGACCTTCGCGGCGACTTTGCGCGGGTCTTCCACGCCTACCGCCCGCGCGCAGCGGCGCAACTGGTCCACGACCCGCTGCTCGCGCTTCTGACTCTCGTTCGCCGCGTCCTGCGCGCGCGACTGCTCACGCACCGCGTTCTCGTACAGGCTTTGCCACTTGAGGGTTTCGGCCACCTGGTCATCCGCCGCGGCTGCCTTCACCTGGTCCTGGAGCTGGCGGTTCTCCTCCTGCAGCTCGGCCAGCACCTCGTGCAGGTCGTAGTCCCCGCCCTCCTCGCCTTCGGTGCCGCCGGCAGCAGGCGGGGAATCAGCTGGCCCAGCCGCCGGCGCTGGCTTCTTCGGTGCCGCCGGCTTTCCCTCCCCCTTGGCGGGCCTGGCCGAGACCTTCTCGCCAGCCTTGGCGCGGTCGATCAGCTCGCGGCGCTCCTCCGCAGGCAACTCCTTCAGGGCGTCCAGCTCCACGCCCTTGTCCAGCGACGTGCCCACTACCTCGTGGATGTCCTGGCCCAGGGCTTCGGCGCGGGAGAGATGCTCATTGGTGCGGCGGCGATCCTCGCCCGTCACCTTCTGGGTGTCCCCCGCGAAGGCGACTTTCTGTCTGCCGCCAGGGGTGACCGAAATCCGGTCACCCTCACTTGGATGCAGAGCGTCCCAAATTTCCTTGCGCCGGTGGATGGCCGCGGCCCGCTGCGCCGGGGTCAACTCAGCGCGCTGGAGGTTCTCGTCGATCTCCGCCAACTCGGCGGTCAGCTCGTCGCCGTCGTGGATGAAGGCGTCGATGTGGGTCCAACCGAGCGCGCGGGCCGCGCTGACACGGTGGTTGCCGGCGACGACCTTGTAGCCGTCGCGGACGATGCCGACGAATACCTGCGCGCGGCGCACGATGATGGGGTTGAGCAGCCCCGCAGCAGCCATTGAGGCCGACAGGGCGTTGACCGTCTCGGGCACGGTCGGCCTGGACTTGGAGAGCTGAACTTCGGCGAGCGCGATCGAGTGGAGCTCGCGGGATTGCTGTGGCATGATTGGGCCTCGTACTTGAAGCCCCGGTTCTGTTCGCGAGACGGCCGGGGCTTCGTCTTTTCGGACGAATGGCTGCCGTGGCAGCCCGCTTAGCGCCAGACATCGGTGAGCCCCAATTCCGCTCACCGCGTGGTCGCCGTCCGTGCCCCAATTCGGGCTGCCCGTCCTAGGCTTCCCTATCGCCGCTCACGCTCTCGCGCCCGCGCACCCCTACTACCTCCTGTAATCACTCTCCCTGCTGACGGCTCCAGAAAGACCCCTTGATCTGTCAGGAGGTAAGCCGAGAGCATCCCTGCGGATCACCGAAGGGAACTCCCGGCCGGTAGCCCGCTCGTGGGCCAGTCGCGCCGATCAGCATCTTGTCCGAGGGCGTGCGCTATGCCGACTACGGCGCACCTGGCTGTCTCAGCCCTCTATCCCTTTCAGTTGCCAGCTTGTTGGTGTGCGCCCTGCCCGCTTACCGCAAACAACGCACACCAGTTACAAGATCAGACGTGGAACGTATTGCCTTTCCGGATGTTCTCTTTGGCCGGAATGATCTGCAGGTTCTCCGCAACGTGAAGGCCACTGACTCGCTTGCCGAGCAGCGGAACGATGTGGTCAACATGCACGTCCTCACCCGCTGCCCGCCTTTCGGCGGCTCGGGCGTAAACCGCTTTGATGGCTTCGCGGTCGGCCCACGGAACACAACGCAATGAGCGCTTCGCCGATGATCGCGAAGAAGCCTCGGCACGCGCTGCTGAGTGCTTGACGCAGTTGCGCCCGGGGCCATCGTGGTAGACATGCGCCGGCCAAGGCTTCTTCGCGCCCCGGCCTCTGATCTGCTTCAAGCAGTCCCGACACAGCCTCACGTTGCAGGCTCCAGTGCCGCCGCCTTCCCCGTCTCGACCGGATCAAGCGGGACGGCGAACGCAACGACGCGGCCGTCCGAATCTCTTTTGAGGGGCGTTTGAGCGTTGACGCGCGCAAGCCGGAAGGCGGCGTCGGCGCGTGGCGACTTGGTACGGCCAGCCAAGATTTCGCTGACCGCGCTGGGCGAGACTTGCATGTGAGCCGCGATCACCCCGATGGGCGCGCCGGCATCCACAAGCGATCTGATGTGTGATCTCCAGTCCATGAGCGACTTTCTACAGAATACTGGCGTACATTGCAACAGCATTCTGTTACAGATTCCTGTGAGAATGCGCGCATGGACACAATCGGATCGCGCGTTCGCGCCGAGCGAGAAGCTCAGAAGATGTCCCGACAGGACTTGAGTGCCCGGACCGGGGTGGGCTACAGCACCTTGGCGGAACTTGAACGTGGCGGCATGCAGAACACCACCAAGCTCAGGCTCATCGCTGATGCGCTAGGTGTGTCTCAGGAATGGCTGGAGACAGGCCGGGGTGCGAAAGCGCCAGCGAAGGCGGCTGCCAGTGACCTCGACTGGCAGGACGTGGTTGGCTACAGCCAAGCTGCGGGCCTGGGCGCGGGAGCCGAGGCGGAGGAGTATGCAGAGACACACAGTCTGAAATTCAAAGCGACTAGCCTGCGGCGCCAGGGACTCCAAGCACGGAACCTCGCTATCTACTACGGCAAGGGCGATTCCATGGAGCCCACGATCAAGGACGGCGACGCGATCCTATTTGACACCTCTGACACGCGCGTGGTGGACGGCGGTCTGTACCTGATCCAGTTGCACGGCGCGGCCAATGCCGAGTACTACGTCAAGCGAGCTGAAATTCTGGCTGGTATCGTGTTCTTCCGCAGCGACAACCCCACCGGGGACCATGGTTGGAAGAAGCCGAAGCGCATGGACTCCGACAAATCACCGATTACCGTCGTCGGCCGCGTCCGTTGGATTGCAGGCTGGGTCGAATAAGGCTCCACAGCGACAACAGTCGCGCACCGTTCATAAGATGGACTGATCAGCTCCAGGGAGATGAGATGAATCGTGCAATCCTCGCAGGCTTGGCGGCTCTTTGCCTTTGCGGTTGCTCCAAGTGGCAGGAGCATTCCTTTCAAGGAAAAGCTGAGGACTACCTTCGTGACCACTTGAAGGATCCCTCTTCGGCTCAGTTCAAGAACACCAGAGTGCTGTGGCGACAGGACAAAGAATTGATTCTCTGCGGCCAGCTCAATGCGAAGAACGGGATGGGCGGCTATACCGGCTTTGTGCCTTTCTTCGTCGTAGGCAAGATTGAGGGCCTAGGAACGCGTGATTACGCGGCAACCGTGCCGAGCGCGTCTGTGGTCACGGATGAGGAGAAGGCGGAGGCACTTGCTTTCTTCAAGGCCTATGAGGGCAATTGTGGAAGGCTTCCTGAGTTCTAGCCGCCCCTTTCCCGCCTGTAAGAGGCCCTATTACTGAACCGCCTACCGCTCTGATGTCCCTGATGCACTAGACGCTAGAGTGCCTGCCAAGCCATCTACAGAATCCTGTTGACAGGTCAGTACAGTATTCTGTAGGCTCTCTCCACGTCGCCGGATGGCCCGGCGCATGAGTGGAGAAAGTCATGGATCACCAGCATCACGGAAGAAGAGTCAGCCGCCCCGATGGGGGCGAGGGGCAAGCGCAACGCCAGCCCCTCATCCGCACCGCAACTGCAACGCGCTCCCTCCTCCCCCAGTCCGGCCCGCGCACTCGCTGGGCCTCGGACTACCGAGCGTTCCGCACCGCTGACAGGCTGTGGAATCGCTTCTACGAACCCATGCGACACCTCAGCGGTGTCGGCGTGCCGTCGTGGGTGATGTCCGCCCCGCTTCCGCTCGGCCTCGACAGCTACGGACGCCTGCAGGGCGACAGGCTGGCCCATATCGACTACACCTACATGCGTGGCGACTCCGAGCGCCTCGCGCTGGTGCATCGCTGCCGCATGGCCGAGCTGACCCGCCGCGTGAGGCTGCCGCGGTGAGCGCCTGCAACGACTTCTGCAACAGCTGCGGCGCCTTCGTCCACGATGAGGACGAGTTCGAGGCCAACGGCGGCTATTGCGCGGACTGCGATGGCAGCCGCCGTGCGCCGAATGTCTCAGCGCTTGGGCTTGGGCCTCTTGGCCAATCGCGGGCCGGTGTCCCCACTCGTCTGCGGGCGCTTAGCGATCGGCTGGGCTGCGGCCGGATGATCGATCTTGTATTCGGGCCGCGCCTGCCTGGTTTCGGGATCAATGATCCCGTCACGAACTCCCATGTCGATGATGTTCCGCAAAGCGGACGGATCCATATCTCCATGGTAGAGCGAGTTGGCGAAGCGCTCGATGTTCTCCATCAGTTCTCGCGTCTGTTCGGTGTTCCGTGGAACGCGCTCCGCGCAAGAGCGCAGATAAAAGCCCGTCAGCGCGAGCATCCGATGCGATGCCTGGAGCGCGTTCGCAATCGTGTCCACGGCCAGTTGCATGCGCTGGCGCTCGTCCTCGAATCCTTCCGCTGCCTCCAGCCTCGCCACGATCTCGGCGTTCATGGACTTGGAGGCCCTTGCCGCCGCGTCCGTCAGCCGAGCGTGCAGGTCGTCGGGGATTCGCAGGGTGATTCGGGTGTAGCCGTCGTCGCTCATATCGAGCATTCCACCATTTTCGTGTCAGAAAGTCTTGACACCACTCTCGTGTCGTGCGCTCATAGGGACGACACCACCGTCGTGTCACAAGGGAGCCCCCAATGAAAGTCGAAGAAGTCCGCAGTCAGTTTCGGATACCGGCGGCCCTGTACGCCTGGCTCAAGGACAAGGCGCGCCGGGAGCACCGCTCCATCAATGGCCAACTGGCCAGCGAGCTCACCGAGCGCATGAAGCAGGCCCAGCAGAAGGAACCCACGCCGTGATGGACCACGCGAGCGAGTTCAGAAGACAGGCGACTGGCACCCCCCGCCTGCCCCGTACTGTCGGCCATGTCTACGTCATCGAGGCCAAGGGCAGGATCAAGGTCGGAAGATCTCAGCGCCCTATTCAGAGGATCAGGGGGCTTGTCTCTCAGAGCGGACTCACTGAGACACGGCACTTCATCAGTGTTCTTCACGAGGGCTATCAAGCAACAGAGATCGCTGTGCACACCTCACTCGCATCATTCCGCATCGTAGGTGAGTGGTTCGCCTGCAGCTTTGATGCGGCCGTTACAACGGTCCTATCTGCACTGGCTGACGTGGGTGAATGCTCGAATGCCAGGTGCGAAGAGATCCGGTCGGAGGAGATCACTCGGGCGGAGTTGGCGAGCCTTGCGCTCAGAAGGCTTTTCGACGCAAATCCGCTGCATAGCCAAACGAGCTTGTCCGACGTTCCTAATGCACGCCATGGCTGTGAGCTCATCGAGTCAATGGCGAGCACGCTTTCTCTGAGCAATTCGGAAGTTCTCGCCCTGTACGCGGCTCTGGCTGACCAACTTGGCCACTCGAAGCTTCTGCAGGGCATGGACCTGCAGGGTCTGCTGGGGGCCGCATGACCGCTCGCCTCACCATCGCCTGGGCCGCTCTGGCCGGCGTCGCCGCCGTGGTCATCCCGCTGCGCGTTGGCGAGATCCGGGCCGCGCACCTGGCGCGCTCTGCGGCCCTCCAGGCCAAACCCCATCCCCAACCCACCGCAACCGTGCCGGCCTTCCGCCTGGCGCAAGGAGAGCCGCACCTGTGAGCAACGACTCACCACCGAGATTCAGACCCGCTGAACTGTTCGTTCGTGCTGGAACGACGATCTTCCTCGGCGACGACATCCAGATCCAGATCCGTGCAGCCCACAAGGGCCGAGCCAAGCTCCATGTGTACGCACCTAAGGAAACCGCGATCAATCGCGCTGAGAACTTCGCTCCCGAGCGCATGCCGGAACGCGTAGTGCAGCCCCAAAACAGTGACGGCTCGGGCGTTGGCGCGCCCGAGCCGTCTGCCAAGTAGATCCATCACGACCAAGATCAGGAGTTTCACATGGCGGCCAGAAGTGTACAGCCGAGACCGGCGTGCGTGAACCGCATCCGTCCTCTCGCACATATCCAGCGCTTCGCGTATGAACACGCAGGTGCGTTCCTCGACTACGAACCTCGCAAGAAGGGCGAGAGGGCCAGATTTCGAGGCCCTGGACCCTCGCTCGGTCCGCGAGTAACCCGCCGGCGCTACGTCATCAGCGTCAACTTGACCGACAGCCAGGGGCTGATCGTCCTTCACCATCCGCTTTCGCCCGTCCTCTCGCACTACCAAGCCAAGAAGATGCTCCGGCGCGTCCGCTTGACCATCCCGCAGGCCGGGATCGTCGTGTGGCAGGGGGTGCTGTGATGGGACTCGCCCAACACGAACTCAAGGCGCTGGCTATCCAGTTGTGCGCCAGCATGCCACCGCTGCCGAAGCCCATGGAGGGCGTTGGCGAGTTTCTGACCTACGACTTGCGGCGCCTGCGGAAGGACGCCATCCCGAAGTGGCGCGCGAGAGAGGGGGAAGGCAAAGGCGTTTCACCGGAGCTGCTGGATGACCTGCTGAAAGGATTGGTCGTCTACCTGGGCCGCTCTGGCGCTTCGGATTCAGAGCACGAGGTGCAGACCCTTCTGAGTCTTGTCAGGCGCGTGATGGGCCTGCAGCACCAGTATCTGGCAGAGGCGAGTGGAGTCCTTGCCCGCCTGCTCAAGATCGTAGGCGAAGTGGATGAAAGTACGGCCGAGGATCTGGAACAGCTGCGCGTCTGTTTGGAGCCGATCAGTCTCGTGTGGAGTGGACAATAATGGCCACTCTCCTGAAATTCCACTCCGATCGAATCGTGCGCGCGCCGCGGCAGCGCGTTGCCCGTCCGCGCACGCGGCCCACTGGCACCAGCGCGCAGGTCTTGTCGCTGCCCGCGCCGCCGATCAGTCCCGTGGAAGTGCAGAAGGACCGCGTTGCCGGCCTTCTGGTGGACAGAGCGTTTGCCAAAGGCAAGGTCGTCAGCCACGCCCAAGCCCGTCGGGCGCTCGACCCCATCCGCCCGCGTGCACTGACAGCGGATGAGGCGGAACTGGCGCGCTTGGTCCACGTGTCGCTCATGGCGAAAGGCAGACCCGACACATTGGAGCAGGTGAGACAACGCGTGCTCAAGGCTTCTCTGGAGATGGAGCAGCGCTTCCGGGATCGCGCGCGCGAGGCGTGGGAAGTTCGCGGGAGAAAGCCATGAACGAGTTTCTGCGAGAAGAACTCGCCAACATCCTGCGCGAATCGCCGCTGCCAGACATTCTGGATCCGGGGATCGAGCAGTCGCTCGCTGAAGCCAAGCTCCTGCTTCAGGTCGTGCAGCCGGCCGGCTCGCAGACCGACACCCTGGAAGCCCGGACGATCAGCGCCGCCCTCGACCGCGTGAACCGCGCCACCGAACTCCTGGCCAAGAGGAACGCCCAGAAATGAACATCCAGACCCACGGGATGCTCGAAACGCATCCGTCCGTGCTGTTCCCCCTGCCGGCCGGTGACTACGCCCACGTGCTGGTGAGGGACTACTGCAACGCCCCGAAGTATGTCCCGGGTGACGTACTTCTGGTGAACCTCGGCGTCACCAAGTTCCTGGCCGATGGTCTGTACGCGGTCGAGTTCGCGGGGCAGCAGTTGATCCGCTACCTCCGTGCACAAGGCGGTCCGCTGCAGCTGTTCTGCGGCTCGACGCCATCCATCTTCACCGCGGTGACGCCCGATAGCTGCCGCGTGCTGGGCATGATCGAGTCGGCCGCCAAGGTCAGGAGGGTCGGATGAGCACCGACATCGTGAAGGCCCTGCGCGACGAAGCAGAATGGCGGCGCACACCCGGCCACTTCCTGCCGCTGCAGAACAAGGTTCTCGCTGACCTGCTGGAAAGCGCAGCGAAGGAGATCGAGCACCAGCGCCAGCTGGTCGGAGGTCTCATCGCCGACATGGAGTGTCCGCCCTACACCAGCGAGACCACCAAGACGCTGATCCAGATGCTGATCCAGCGCGATCAGGCTGGCCGGGCCAAGTACGGCACGACCCTCGACCGCACCGACCTCACCCACGAGCAGTGGCTGCAGCACCTGATCGAGGAGCTGCTCGACGGCGCCGGCTATGCGCTGCGGGCAAAGCAGGTGGGAACCCGTGCGCCACTGGATCCGGTGGACCAAGGGAAAATCGAGGCGCTCGCCGGCATGCATGAGCGGTACACAGGCATGAAACCCGAGCAAATCTCGCGGGCAATCTACTCCGGCCCAGCCGAGTTGTTCACGAGTGACGCCGCGCTCAACGCGCTCCCGAGCACCCCGTCCTCCACATTGCCGCCGGCCGGCGCGGAGGTTTACGGAGAGATCGTCTCAGTGGATTTCGAGGATTCCACTTTGGTGTTTCAGATGGAGCCGGGTTATCAGGTGAGTGCTGGCCGCTACGCAATGACGCGAGTCGGTCCCGCTGTAGCCGAGCCACCACCGATTGTGGGCTGGCTGTACGAGTACCCAGACGAGACGAACGAGTTCGTGCGGAGGGACAGCGAAACACCGTCGTGGGTGGAGGCCGACGCTTACGCGCGACCAGGCTGGGACAGCCGCGATGCGCTGCGGAGCATGTCGCCATGAAGTACCGCGTCATGATCGCCGGCTATGCCGGCATGCCCGCCATTGAGGCCAGCGAACACCGCTGGCGCTGGACGGCGCAGCTCGCCGCCTGGGCGTTCAACGCTATGTGGGCGTTCAAGACCTGTAGCCCTCCGGTGACACTCGCGTTCGTGCAGGAGGTCCATCAATGAAGCCGAATCTGACACAGGCCGAAGCGAATCACCTGCGCCGGCTGCTGGGCTGGGTTCGCTGCGAGGTGGGCCAGACACCGGACGAGATCGTCAGCACGATGCAGCAGCTGGCGCCCAAGCTGCCCGAGCCCAACGCAGACGCCAAGGCCAGGCTGGTCGAGCACCACGCCCAGGCAGCCGCGGTGCCCAAGTACGTCCGGGCCGCGGTCAAGGCCCTCGAGAAGCTGCTGGTCAAGCAGGAGGGCACGATTGTGGATGTGCCTCTCGACCTTGATCTGCCGGCCTTCTACGGGTCAGGGCGCGCCGCGCCGCCGGAGACTGCCAAGCGAATGCACGCGCTGATCGGAAACGAGGCGCGCGAGAAGAATGAAGGGGACAATGATGCAGCAGACTGACAACACCGCCGCCTCGCACCTGCAGGCGGAAGACCTCTCCCTCATCCTAAGCCGCCTGGAGGAGGTGCCCGAGCTGATCGCCAGCGGCAGGGTCAAACAGGCCCGCGACGAACTGGGGCTCGCCAAGGGGCTGGCGCGCGCCGCCGAGCTGGCTGCCGAGCGCGCCAGGGAGTCGGCGCAGTCCGCCGGCGACAAGGCGCACCACGAGGCTCTGGGCGGCCAGGCAAACGCCGTGGCGAGACTGGTGCGCAACGCCCTGCTGAAAATCGACCAGGGACGCGCTGCGGCGGCCAAATCCGACGTGGAGGGCGCCATTGAGGTGGCCGAGGAAATGGTCGAGGCGGCCGAGCGGTTCGCGCAGGTGGCGCCGTGAGGATCTTCAAGCTGCTCGACCGCCTGCTCTGGGGGCCCGCAACTGGATGGGCTGGCCAACAGAGCGCAGGCACCGGCTCACCGGCCAGTACGAACACATTCTCTACAGCGAACAGGTGAAGTGGCGTCCCGGCCGGCTTCCCAATCTAGGAGGGCCCTATGGCCGATGAAACCTTCGACCCCATCATCCGCATCAAGGAGGTCAAGCGCCTCACGTCCCTTTCCGTGGATACCATCCGGCGCGGAGTGAAGGCCGGCACCTTCCCTGCCCCCAAGCGCCTCGGCGTACGTGCGATCGGCTGGCCCGAATCGGTCATCAAGGCGTGGGTTCACTCAAGCGGCGAGCCCGAAGCGAAACCAAGTGAGAAGACCAGCGGTCCATCATCTTGATTCGCTCGGGCAGGAACTCGGCGTGGTTGTAGGCCGCGCCGATCTTGTCTGTTTTCGCGTGGGCCAGCTGTATCTCGACGATGGCCGATGCGTAGCCCATTTCGTGCAAGCCGGTTGACGCCGTGGCCCGGAAGTCATGGCCCGAGAAGCCGTCGAGCTTGAGGTACTTCAAACCCATGTTCACAGCTCCACCTGACATGGGCTTCTGCGGATCCCTCGCATTGGGGAACAGGTGCCTCCGGCGGCCGGTAATCTGCTGGAGCTCCTTGAGCAGTTCCAGCGCGCGCGGAGACAGCGGCACCCAATGCTTGCGCCGCTTCTTCATCTCGCCGGCTTCGATCTTGAGGATCTTCGCCTCCCAATCCACATTGGGCCACTTGGCTGTCCGCAGTTCCTTGGTGCGCACGAAGGTCAACGCCAGGAGCTCGATCGCGATGGCAGTGATTCGGTTTCCGGGATAGTGGTCCAAGCCACGCATCAGCTTGGCCATGGTGGCGTCACTGTGCGCCACCGCGTGCTCCACTGGGGGCTTCCGCACCGCGCGGCGCACCACGTAGGTGGGGTCGTTGTCAGCGCGCAAGTTCACGATGGCATGCTCGTAGACGGCGGACAGCGTTTGCCGGGTCACGATGGCCACGTGCGGACCGGCCTTCTCGGCCTTGCGTATCAGCTTGAGCACGTCCGCCGGGGTAACGTCCCGGATGGGCCAAGTGCCGATCTCGGGAATGATCCGCTGATCGAGGTAGCGCCTTGACCGCTCCCGGTGTGATTCTGACCAGTCCTTCGAGGCCGAAGCGAACCACTCCTCGGCGTTCTCGGCCACCGTGTTGAGGCCATTCTCGGCGCTGCGGGCCCTGGTCATCCGCCGCTGCTGGACGGGATCCAGCCCCTGCTTCACCAGGGCCTTCGCCTCACGCATCGCCACCCTGGCCTCGGCCAAGGTAACCTCCTGCAGGGAGCCGATGGCCAGAAGCTTCTGCTTGCCATCCAAGCGGAAGGCGTAGCGCCAGAGCTTAGATCCGTTGGGGCGAACCTCCAGGAACAGGCCTCCGCTATCGGTCAGGCGGAACGGCTTCTCGGCCGGCTTGACGCCGCGAATCTTGAGGTCGGTGAGGGGCAT